TATCGATTAGGAACCTATCGTAGAAACTACTATCACATAAAAAGGTTAGTGCTATAGTGTCTCCATAATCAATAGTTCCATCGGGGATTTCTCTACTACCCGACCAACCAGTATCTTCAGTATTTGTATTCATTGCAATGCCTGGCAAGTTTGCACTTACACAACGATAGTAGTGTCCGTCTTTAGTGTTGAAGTAATCGTCATTAAGTATTAGAACTTCGAATCGGTTTGCTCTTGCACCTGCGTCAAAGTATGATAAGAATTGTGATATGTCTGTCTTTGATTTCATGTAAATTTCCTTCTACTTTCTGAATAAACTGTATTTGCGTTGACTGTAAACTTCTGCATAGGCAACATTGCAACTAGTTCCCAATATCGTGAAGGAACTAAACTAAATTGACTTCTGATTTGACCATAAAGGTATTCTTTTAAACAAGGTCTAAAGTATTTCAATCGAGATACAGACCTTAACAATTCATATGTCAATCTAAATCTTGTTGACTCGTCCATATTTGTGTTGTTTAGATACTCAAACATCTCGTTTAACAGTATCATTCTGTGACGAGGTGCAACGTAATGTAAGTTAAGACCTAAGAATCCAGTCGGGTACTTTCTAATAGGAACCACTAAAGGGAACTTATCAAAGTATGGTAACTTGTCTTGCCATTTTGCATCATAATAATACATATACATCTTACCTAGTTCTAATTGAGTGACGATTTCACCCTCTCTTAGTGCTTGGTCTTGTCTTATTCTAATGTCTCTTACATTATTTCTAAACCAATCTAAACTTGTAAGACTCCTACGTTTTAATTCTTCAGGAGTTTCATTTTCAAGTTTTTCAAATAGACTAGTCATTGTCTATTATTTATGCTTTTAGAAACTTTTTATTGCTGTAAATGTTGGACATTCCCATTCTTTTTCTTCAAAGGGAATTTGCATGATATAGTCTAAGTCTGATTCAACGAATGTTTTATTGTCTTTCATGTGTATCTCTAAACAATTACTATTGTCTTCAAAGACATCTTCAACAAGTGTATCACCAAACAGACGTGGTTTTCTGAAATTAAATAGTTCTGATTGAATACGATATGCAGTTAAGTAATACATAGGTCTATTCTCATCAACATGCCATTCTAGTATTGGTTTCTTTGCAAAGCCTGGTGTCCCTTCTGCAAAATCTCTAGTGTCTACCCATTGTGCTTTATCAACTCTAGTAAAGATACTTGACCATGTTTCATAATCTAATATCTCTCTATCAAACATTTCGTTTTGACAATCCCAAAATATGATTGGTTGGTCTACCATTTTTGCAAGATACATTGCATATTGTCTACAAGAGCCTGGGTGAAAGAACACTGTTAAGTCAGGTTTCATAACTCCTTGTGGATATGAATACCAACCATTCTTTTTCCATTCGTCTATAAGGAATCTACATTTACTTGCATGAAAGAAACCATTGTCTTCTTGATTCTCCATTCTTTTATTGTAGAGTTTTGCTGGTTGAAGTGCCTTCTGAATTGTTTCGTCAAACCAATCGTTATTACTTTTCCCGTCTGATAATAACCACGGGTCATTCTTACTATACTTACAAAGTGATTTAACATAGTTTCTTGCACCCATTTTTACACCTTGCATGATTGACGGAAACTTTAATAAGTCTCCAAAGGTCATTAGTTTGGGTTTTGATTCTTCACGAATCTCATTGAATAGTGATTCTACTTTATCAAAATCTTCTTGTTCTCTCAAGTGTATCAACATAATTTTTTCCTTAATATTTCTTCAACTCGTTTCAAGTCGTCAGGTGTGTCTACCGAATAACCCTCGTCTTCCACTTCAACCATTTTAACTTTAAATCCATTCTCTACAAATCTTAACATTTCTACTGATTCACTTTTCTCCAATTCACGGACTGGAAGGTGTGGAAACATTTCTAAGAACTCTCTATTGAATGCATATAACCCTAATTGTTGCTTGACAATGGACTCTTCTTTCTGATAATATGGTATACTAAGACGTGAGTAGTATAATGCATTATTATATGAATCAGTCACAACCTTCACCACATTGTTATCATGTCTTTTTTCTGAATAGAAATTTAACTCAACATATGCATTAGAGACACAACCCAGTACATGTTCTTCAATTAGTTTATCAATTGCATCAGGATTGATAAGTGGTTCGTCTCCTTGTATGTTTACGAAGATATCTCCTTCAATATCTTTGATTCCATATGCACACCTATCTGTTCCAGTTAGTATATTTTCATTGTCAACGATGTGACAGTTCATGCGCATGCGCTCGCAGTAGTCGTAAATATCGACATTATCTGTTAACACTATAACACTTGAAAGTAATTTTGACTGTACTGCTTGTGAGTACACCCGTTGAATCATGGGAATTCCTAAAATAGGTTCTAATGGTTTACCCATAAACCTAGTGGAATGATATCTTGCTGGGATTAGACCAACAATTTTTTTATTGCTTTGATTGATTGTATCTTCAGACTGCACTCAAAATCTCCATAACCATATTCTGCATGTATAAAATCTACACCTGCTCTATTTGCACAATGATAATCTGATTCCATATCACCTACATAGAATGTTTCATGTGGGTCTACATTACAGTGTGCAATTGTATTTAGTAGTTGGTCAGGAGCTGGTTTCCCTCTCAACCCTTGTTTCGGTGAACAGACATAATCAAATTCAGGAAATTTCTTTCCTTCTAAGATAAGACTTGCAATTACTTTCCTAACTCTCTTCATATCTTTGGAAGTACAGATTGCAATCTTAAATCCATTCCTTTTTAACCAATCTAGTGTGTCTATCGTACCTTCATATATGGTAACTTCGTCAAGACACATAGAACTTGCCTCGTCATAGGTCTCTTTGATTGCACGTTGATTGTCTATTATACCACATGCAGTGAGAATGTCAGGAAATGGTTTACCGATATGACTTGCATATTCTTCAAAAGGCACTTCAACACTATGTTTGTCTCTTACAATGTCCCAACTCAGGTTCATATTTCGTATTGAATCAATTAAAACCCCGTCTAAATCGAATGCAATTAGTTTTTTCATTTGACTAAGTGGTCTTCTGTAAGAATTCTGAATCCATATTTCCTATCGTGACAGAATTCATTAGCTGCTTTGAACTTTGCTTGGTTAACAACGTAAGTTGCAACCTCTTTTAGGTATCTTTGAGTCCTTCTTTTGGGTTCTTTGGGTGGTGATAACTGTTTTTTGGGTTTTACTTCTATGATTTCCCGTATAACTTGTCCTTTTGCATTGACATACTTGATATAAAAGTCAGGAAAGTACCTATGAACACGTTTGTCTATTGGACTTCTGTATGGTATAATGATTTCTTCACTTCCCCATTCGATTATGCTAGGGTTATTATCACAATAGACCATGAATCTTCTTTCCCAAAGTGAACGATAGATAATTTTGGTGGGGTCACCCTTATATTTTTTATAGTTCTTTGGTTTAAACTTGCCAGAATAACTTTTTCTAGACATAAATAACACTAGTAATCATAATTTTAAGTATTTAGGTTCAGAATCAATGGCATCAATCAATAAACTATTAGACAAAGTAAACCAAGCGTCCAGTGCTGTCAAATCTTTAAAAGGAATCCAGTCAAAACTCGAAGGTAAATCATATAAAGGAACATATGATAAAGACATGCTTGCAAGTGAAAAGGCAAAATCAGAAAATCTTTTAAATGAAAGACGTGCCTCGTTGCAAAAAAACCAAGATGCATCAAACGTTGCAAGACAAGCTGCGAGAGAAGTACCTTTAACCATAACTAGAGACTTACAATATCCTATAGAGTCACTTGACTCTTATATTGTATTTACAACAAGACCAAGAAAGAGAAGAGAAGGTAAGGGAGTTGGAATGTTTGGTGGAGGTGGTGGTAGTGATAATGGAAAGAACCTATTATCAAATGAAAGTGTTGCAGTTGCATTATACGTGCCTGCAGAATTAGATTTCAGTCAAGACGTTAAATGGAGTACCATAGCAGTTGGTGCAAATATTAGAAATGCCGCTGGTATTGCAGACGGAACTGCACAATTCGGTAGTGCATTCGAAGAAATGGTTCAAAGTGGATTAACCAAACTTGCAGATAGTGTCACGGGTGGAGTATCTAACTTCATGTATGGTAAGGCAAAGAACCCTATGGAAGAACAAATGTTTGAGGGTGTGGATTTTAGAAGTCATAGTTTTGATTATGAATTCTATCCTAAAAATCAAGACGAAGCAAGAGCAGTTGAAGATATCATATGGACATTTAAGACTGCAATGTTACCCGACACTTATGGAGCTGCTGAAAAAGAAGGAGCTGCAGAATCATATTTCAATTATCCAAATCTTTTTGACATAACATACGAAGGTCTTATTGCAGAACACTATGATGATTTCTTACCATGTGTTCTAACTGGTGTGGACGTTGCTCATTCAACTAAGATGTTTGAAGACGGATATCCAGTATCTACAACTATGGGTTTGAAATTTACAGAAATCAAAATTGTTACTCAAGAGACATTCCAACAAATATCTAAATCATCACGTGCTGTTAATATTGGGTCAGGTAATGAATCATTATTGGGAACTAATGCTGGTAAGAACTTTGAGAAGAATCAAGAACAGAAAGAGAAAGTTTCAAAAAGGACAAAGAGAAAAGAACGTAGACAGAAGAGAAGAGCTGCGAGAAGGAAACGTTGGAGAGATTGGTGGAATGGTGATGATGGAAAGACTTCAAGCAGGAGTGGTAGATAATGGCAACTAAATTTTTTAAAAACTTTCCCGAGATTCAATACACTTTAGATAGTGGTAAAGTTATTACCATAAAAGATTTCTTTAGGAAATCTAAGGTAGACCAATCTGCAGTTAACAGTATTATAGAATACGACTTCTTTGAATTACAAGAAGGAGATAGACCTGATGTAGTTGCAACTAATTTATATGGTGACAGTGATTTACACTGGACATTCTTTTTAGTAAACGACTTCAATAACTATTACGACTGGTGGAAAGATAATGAAACTTTTGAGAATTACATTGATACACATTATGGTGGATATTACGTAACGACATATAACAAATCAGATATCGTAAGTGCAACCAGTAAGTTTCTTTTAGGTGAAACAGTTTCATGTTTAAGAGGTGGTAAAACAATAAGTGCAAAGGTAACGAGTGTAGAACCTAACTTTTCAAGAATAGGAACTGAGGGTGATAGGTTTGAAGCAAACGAAGTTATAACTGGTTCTATCAGTAATCATTCATGTACTGTAAAAAATGGTATCAACATGGAAGACGGAGCTGCTTATTACCATGATTCAGACGGAAACAAATCCAATACCTTTACAAATGGTATGTATGAAAAAACAATTTATGATAATGAATGGGAACTAAACGAAGTTAAAAGAAACATAAAGGTTATAAAACCTGAATTCATAAAAAGGGTAGTTGCAGAATTTGGTAAAGTAATGTCATCATGAGTGGAAACTTTAAAGCAGGTGAGTTTTCAATTGAATCATTATCGATTGTAAACCAAGAAAGTGAATCAATCGATGTAACCGATTTGACTTTGACTATAGAACTCTTTGAGTCTATCTATAATAAGTTTTGCACGGGTAACATAATTCTCTTAGACGGACTTAATATTTTATCCAACTATCGTCTTAGTGGTCAAGAGTTTATTCGTGTATCTCTAAAACAAAAAGAAGGTCTTAATCAAGAACCCGAAAAGAAATTCACAATTGATAAAACATTTAGAATCTATAAAGTATCAGATATCAAAAGAGCAAAAGAAGGAACACAAGTATATAAGTTGAATTTTTGTGACCCAAGAATGTTCTTTGTGAGAAGAAGAAGATTAAGTAAAGTCATGAGAGGTTCTTATGACAGAATGTTACAGAATGCATTGATAGAAGA